TGGATACGTAAAAACGTACTTAGATTTAGTGATGACGAGCTGGAGGAAATTGAGAAACAAATTGATCAGGAAACCAAAGCTGGTAAACTTGATGCTCCAGACGATGAGGACCCTCGCTGGGACGATTAATTTTATAAATATATAAACAAGGATTTTAAAAATGGCAATTAATGAATTGATTAAAAACTTAAATGATGGCGATAACGTAAAGGCTAGTAAAGAGTTTAATACTCTTATGGCTGACAAAATGGCCGCAGCTCTTGATGCTAAGAAGATAGAAATAGCATCAGGAATGGTTCAGCGTAAAGTCGCTGAGAAAGAAAACGAAACACAAGGATAATAATCCATGCTATCATTTGTTGAGCTGAGAGAAAAAGTTAAACTTGCAAGCGGAGAAAAGAAAATTAAGTCTTTTAAAGCTGGTAAGAAAAAAGATAAAGAAGTTGCACTTGCTAAAAAAGGTACAAAATTTTCTGTGTATGTAGATGGAGAACTTCTAGACAATAACTATAAGAATCAGAAAGAAGCTGAAAAAGCTGCAGATGATATGCTAAAATTACTAGGTATCTAAATGAAATTAATAACAGAATACGTAGAAAACAATTTAGAAACGATTTGCGAAGCCAAAAAAGATGGAACTAAGAACTATTACATCGAAGGCGTATTTATGCAATCGGAAAAAAAGAACAGAAACGGCCGTATCTACACAAAAGAAAGTCTTGAAAAGGCTGTAGAAAAATACGTAACCGAACAAGTTAAAACAGGAAGAGCTGTTGGAGAGTTAAATCATCCAGAAGGACCAACAGTAAACCTGGATAAAGTTTCGCACAAAATCACAGATCTGCATTGGCAGGGAAATGATGTTGTAGGAAAGGCATCAATCTTAAAGACTCCTATGGGTCAGATCGTCGAAGGTCTGCTCGAAGGTGGAGTTAAGCTTGGTGTATCAAGTCGTGGTATGGGAAGTCTTGTACAGAAGAATGGCGCTCAATATGTGGGAGATGACTTTATGTTATCAACTGTAGATATTGTTCAAGACCCTTCAGCTCCAAGTGCATTTGTAAATGGAGTTATGGAAGGTGTTGAATGGGTATGGGATAATGGGCTAATTCGTCAACAAGATATTGAAGTAATTGAGACTGAAATCAAGACAGCAAAGAATCCAACATCGCCAGATGTTGAAATAAGAGCTTTTAAAAATTTCCTCTCTAAATTAAATCTAAAATCATAGGAGAATACTATGTCAGACGACGTTTTAAACAATGCTGAAGAAGTAGTAGAAACTGTTGAAGAAGAGCAACTTCAAGAATCTGAAGAGCTCGTTGAAAATGAAACAATTTTAGACGAGGAAGAAGAAGAAACTGAAGAAACTCTTGATGAGACTTATGGCAAGAAAAAAGTTAATGCCATGAAGAAACACGAAGACGCTGAAGAAGATGAAGACGAAGACGAAGAAGAGGAGATGAAAGAAGCTGCTCCTAAAGTCGAGACTCCAAAAACTAAAGCTGGTGTTATTCAAGCAGCAGTTGAAATGCTTAAAAAGGCTAAAAAAGAAGACGCGCAAAAAATGTTTGCTAAGTTAGTAACTATTGATGGTGAAGAAGATTCAGTGAAATCAGCTGATGCTGCTAAAGATGGCGGTGTTAAGAAGGTTGCAGATCCTAAAGCGAAAGCTAAAGTTGAAGCAATTGATTTTGATGAAGATTTGGATACAATCATCAAAGAAGAAGCTACACTCAGCGAAGGATTCCGTGATAAAGCATCTGTCATTTTTGAGGCAGTACTTACAAGTAAGTTAACTCAAGAAATTGATAGGCTAGAAGCAGAATATGCGCAAAATTTAGAAGAAGAAGTATCAGAAGTACAATCTTCATTAGTAGAGAAGGTAGATTCATACCTTAACTACGTAGTTGAAGGATGGATGAAAGATAATGAACTTGCAGTTCAACAAGGTCTTAGGACTGAAATTGCTGAAGAGTTTATGACTTCACTTCAGTCAGTGTTCAAAGAACACTACATCGAAGTACCTGAAGGTAAAGAAGACTTAGTTGATGAACTCAACGAACAAGTCACTGAGCTAGAAGAGACTTTAAATAAAACCACAGATGATAATATCAAATTACATGAAGCTGTTCAAAACTTTGAAAAGCAAGAAGTAGTAAGAGAACAATCATCAGGGCTTGCAGAAACTGAAGCTGAGAAATTAGCATCATTAGTAGAAGATATCGAATTCGATAACAAAGAAACTTTCGAAATGAAAGTAAAAACTGTTAAAGAGTCATACTTCAAAAATGAGACTGACGAATCAGTGGACGAAGTTGATAGTCTTTTAGGCGAAGATAATATTTCAGAAGAAGTATCATCAGAGTCTATGTCTAAATACACTCAAGCTATAACTAATTTCACAAAGTAAATATAGGGGAAAACAGAAATGTTTCAAGCAGATAAAAACTTAATGGAAAAATGGGGTCCTGTTCTCGATCACGAGTCAGCTCCTGAAATTTCCGACAGATACAAGAAAGCTGTAACAGCTAGATTGTTAGAAAACCAAGAGGTTGCCCTACAAGAAGAAAGAGCTCAAGCACAAGGAAATTATATTTCTGAAGCTGCAGCGCCAAATAACATTGGTGGTGGAAGTATTGGAACTTTTGATCCAGTATTAATCTCTTTAGTTCGTAGAGCTATGCCTAACTTAATTGCTTATGATATCGCTGGCGTTCAGCCAATGAGTGGTCCTACAGGACTTATCTTTGCAATGAAATCAAAATACTCAACTCAGGGCGGAACAGAAGCTCTATTTGACGAAGCTGATACTGACTTCTCAGGAACAGGTACTCATCAAGCTGACCCAACAGGTCTAGTAGGTGTTACTGATGCTGATACAGACGGTACAATAGCAGACGAAGCTGACACAGTGTCAACACACGGTTCAGGTCTTGCTACATCAGCTGCAGAAAGATTGGGAGTCGGCGAGTCCGGCGACGGTTCTTTCGGCGAAATGGCTTTTTCAATTGAGAAATCAACTGTAACAGCTAAGTCAAGAGCTCTAAAAGCTGAGTACACAATGGAATTAGCACAAGACCTTAAAGCA